TTACCTAATCGGTTATGTTGCTGCAAAAGTTGCTGCAAAGAATGAAACAAACATCTGGGCAGGTGCTGATGCTAACGAAGGTGAGTTTGATGGCTTTACTGCTCTATTAGCTGCTGATGCTTCAGTTGTAGATGTAGTAGGTACTACTATCACTGCTGCTAATGTTATTGATGAGTTGGGTAAAGTAGTTGATGCTATCCCTGCTGCATTGTATGGCAAAGAAGACCTTTACATCTATTGTTCACAGCACATCGCTCGTGCTTATGTTCGTGCGTTGGGTGGATTTGGTGCTAACGGCTTAGGAGGAAGCGGTGTTGCTTCTAATGGTACTACTTGGTACAACGGAGGCGATTTAGCCTTTGATGGTGTTAAGTTGTTCGTTGCTTCAGGTATGCCTACTAACGATATGGTAGCTGCACAAAAATCAAACTTGTTCTTCGGTACAGGTTTGTTAAGCGACCACCAAGAAGTGAAATTACTAGACATGGCTGACCTTGATGGAAGCCAGAATGTTCGTGTAATAATGCGCTTTACTGCAGGTGTGCAGATTGGTATCGGTGCTGACATCGTATACTATACTTAATAGTTGATTGATTAATATAAAAGGGGCAGGTAGGCTAGTGCTTGTCTGCCCTTTTTTTTATACTTATATAATATGGCTTGTGTATTAACAAAAGGAAGAACAGAACCCTGCAAGGATGTAGTAGGCGGTATTACCGCTGTATACTTTGCAGACTTTGATTCGTTGGGTGCTATCACCTACGATGCAACAGATACGGATGTAATTGATACGATTGGCGGTACGCCTGATTGGTTTAAGTTTGAAGTAAAAGGAAACTCTAGCTTTGAGCAAGCAATTAACTCTAGCCGTGAGAACGGAACAACATTTGTAGAGCAGACACTTAACTTGACTTTCAAGAAAATGTCTAAGCAAACACACCAAGAGGTGAAGTTGCTTGCTTATGCTCGCCCACATGTTGTAGTTGAGGACAACAATGGTAATAAGTTTATGATGGGCCTTGAGTATGGTGCTGAGGTATCAGGTGGTACTATCGTAACTGGTGCAGCTATGGGGGATATGAGTGGTTACACTCTAACCTTTACTGGACAGGAGAAAATACCAGCAAACTTTGTAGATGCTACGATTACTGCAGATGCTGCTACTATCAGCGATATCTAAACAATAGTTTAGCCCTTAATTAAGAAAGCCCCTCCGTAATTGGAAGGGCTTTTCTTTTTTGCAGGTATTTCAACCTGCGAGAGCAATGAATGGCAAATATAACCATTGTTATTGAAATGGGTTTTATAATTATATGATAATTGTAGAAGAAAATACAACAGCAACTATAAAGATGTACTTAAGGGACTTTAATACAGAGTCCTTTGTACTACAAGTTGTATCTGAAGATGAGCGCAAGACTGCATATGATGCGGCTGTTACTGGAACTTATGATGATTTCAGGAAGGTATTGACTTTCTCATATGATGTGAGTAACTTGTCTGCCGAAAGCTTTTATGTAGTAAAAGTATGGGAAGCAGGAAAGGTAAAGCTACTATCGCAGGATAAGATGTACATTATACCAGCAGGCGCAAGTGTAACCACTTACCAACCTAAGCTGTCTACAACAGAGGAAACTATGGATAACGAGTTTAAGATTTATGGAGAGTAATGTAAAGTTCGTGCAGCTATCAAGCTACACATCACCAGTAGTAAGCGAGAATGCTCGCAAAGGGTGGGTAGAGTACGGAGATGATAACGATTACTTCAACTACTTAATCAACCGCTACAATGGCAGCCCTACTAATAATGCTGTTATCTCTGGAGTCATTGATATGGTATTCGGTAAGGGTATTGATGCTACAGATAGTGCTAAGAACCCACAGGGTTACCTACAGCTTAAGAAGCTTATTAAAGATGAGGAACTTAAAAAAGTAATCAACGATTACTATATGCTGGGCAATGGTGCTTTCCAAGTTATTTATAACAAGGATAAAAGCAAGATTGTTGAGGTATACCACATGCCTGTAGAAACCTTGCGTGCAGAGAAGTGCAACGCAGAGGGTGAGGTAGAGGCTTATTATTATGCTTATGATTGGAGTGAGGTACGCAGTAAGAAAGGTGTTGAGCGCATCCCATCCTTTGGGTGTGGCTCTCAGGGAGATAAAGTTGAGATACTTTACTTTAGACCATATCGCAGTGGTAGCTATTATTACAGCCCTGTGGATTATCAAGGGGCTTTGCCTTACGCTGAGTTAGAGGGCGAGATAGCTAACTACCACATCAATAACATTAAGAACGGCCTAGCGCCTTCTATGATTGTGAACTTTAATAATGGGGTTCCACCAGAGGAGGAGCGTGATATTATTGAATCACAGATAAAACAAAAGTGGTCAGGCAGTAGTAATGCTGGTAAGTTTATCCTAGCTTTTAACGATAGCAGCGACAGCGCAGCTAGCATTGAGCCAGTCCAGTTAAGTGAGGCCTCTGCACAATATGAATTCCTGAGCCGTGAAAGCCAGCAGAAAGTATTAGTAGGTCACCGCATTACCAGCCCTATGTTATTTGGTGTTAAAGACCAAACAGGATTAGGTAACAATGCTGATGAGATAAAGACTGCTTTCCAGCTGTTTGATAACAGCGTTATACGCCCTAAGCAGGAGCAGGTAATTGCTGCACTTGATAAGATACTAGGATTTAATAATGTATCGCTTAAGCTGTACTTTGTAACACTAGCGCCTATTGAGTTTACAGATACTGAGGATGTAACCAATGTTGAGGTAATAGAGGAGGAAACAGGCGTTAAGCTTTCCACTGATATGCCTGAGGGTTATGATGGAATTGCAGATGACCTTATAGCACTTGGCGAGGATGTTGACCTTGAGGAGTGGGAGTTGGTTGATGAGCGTGATGTTGATTACGAGCAGGAGGAAGCACTGGACAAAATGATGGGCTTTGCCTCAACTGGCACTGCACGCCCTAATGCAAAGAGTGAGCAGGATGGGGAGAATGTAGAGGGCACTAAGTTTCTGGTACGCTACAAGTACGAGGGCAGTAAAAGCCCACAGCGTGAGTTTTGCCGCAAGATGATGTCAGCAGGTAAGCTTTACCGCAAGGAGGATATTATACGCATGGATAACCAAGCGGTAAATCAGGGCTTTGGCCCAGAGGGAGCCTCTACATATAGCGTATGGCTTTACAAGGGTGGTGCTAGATGTAAGCACAAATGGATTCGCAGAACTTACATGAGTAAGGGCGGTGTTAAGCCTGATGTAACATCACCAAATGCTCAAACCATTAGCACTACAAAGGCTAGGGGTAAAGGGTTTAGACCAGAGGCTAATGACCCTAAGGTTGCTGTAACACCTAGCAACATGAAGAACAAAGGATTTATTAACCCTCCTTCCAGTAAGGATATTCAAGGCGGTATATAATGGCACAAGTATTATTCGTTAGCCCAGCTGATGTAATTAAGCGCACTGGTATCAACGGCAATGTTGATAGAGACCAGATGATACAATTTATTAAAATTGCACAGGACATACATATACAGAACATTCTAGGTACTAGATTATTTGAGAAGTTAAAAACTGATATCACATCAGGTAATATACCTACCAACTATCAAACGCTCTTAGATGATTACATTCAGGATATGGTAATACACTATGCAGCGATAGAGATATTGCCTTACATACACTTTAAAGTAGCAAATGGGGGCATCTATACTAAGGGTGCAGAGAATGGAACGAGTGTTACTAAGGAAGATTTAGATTATTTAGTACAGAAGGAGCGAGATATAGCAGAGCATTATGCTAGGAGATTTGTAGACCATATGAGTTTCAATAATGCTACATATCCAGAGTACAATCAGAATAACAATGATGATATGTACCCTAGCAAGAATCAGAATTTTGCAGGATGGGTTCTGTAAAGAATACCTATAAGCCTAAGAAGGCTAACATACAGAAGTTGAAGAAGTACCTCATGAAAAAGAATAAGAAGAATGGCTAACAACATAAATTGGGGAAAGATATATGAGTCTACCTATTGGGGGAATACTGACAATAATATAAGTTGGGGCAAGGCATATGCTGATTTAGCAGGAGTTGTTCCTGCATTAGTAAGTGAGTTTGTATCAAGGGTAGAGGCAGATGGAGGTAGTGTTGAGTCTACTGAATGTATGTCTACTGATTTAACTTTCCTTGTAAATAATCCAGAGCCTGTAGATTTTACGGGACTTCTTAACGATTATTCGGGAGCAGCGGCAGCGTATTCTTTGCGCTTGTTAGATAACACCTATTCGGGTAATGCTATTAAGGTGCGTAGGTCTTCGGATAATGCGGAGCAAGATATTGCGTTTGTAAATAACGAATTAGATACGGCAAGTTTAGAAACCTTTGCGGGTGCTGGTGATGCTTTTGTAACTACTTGGTACGACCAAAGTGGTAGCGGTAATGATGCAACGCAAACGACTGCGGCAAGTCAGCCGAAGATTGTATCAAGTGGTTCTACGATTTTGGATAATGGAAATCCGTCTTTAGAATTTTCATCAAATCAAGATATTGAGGTTAGCGACTTGGTTAATGATGACCAAGCATCTTTCAGTCTGTTTGGTATAGGTTCTTTTGATAGTTTAAGTGGCGAAGGGGTATTTTTCTGTGCAACAGCAGAAGCCGCAAACTTTAGATATGCCCTTTCATACAATAGAGCAGGAGGCGGAAAGTTTGCTAATAGAGTGTGGCTTGAGGGAACTGCGTATAATAGTGGCTCGGATTCTGCCTTATCTCCATCTAATCAATATTTGTTTTCATCGGTTCAAACAAATTTCTATATAGATTCAGTCGCTAACACAACGGCTAACGCTGGTAGGTTACAAGCCTTTGGGGATAGTTTCCAAATAGGCTCAAGACAGGGTGTTTATTATCACGATGGAAAGGTTAGCGAAGTAGTGGTTTACCTATCGGATGAATCAACCAACCGCACGGGCATAGAAACGAACATTAACGACTTCTATTCAATCTACTAATGGCATACTACACAAGCACAACAAAGGCAGATTTAGAAGCCTACAACACTTCGGTAAATAGCGGAGAGGGTTATAGCGGAACGACTACGCAGTGGGCTACAATTGTAGAGCATCCCAACGGGGAAGATTTTGCAATACTAAAGCACGATAGTTACACGGCTGAATTAACGGAAGAAGAAACATTGGGGGCTGAATGGTTCCCACAAAACGAAATAAGCTAATGAGTTTTTACGATGATGCAAGTTTAGCATTCCTACCAAGCGGAGCAGCAGGTAAAGATGGAAAAGCGTATAGCATAAAGCCTACTAATGGTGATGGCGACTTCACCTTTTCAAGAGGTTCAAACCTATCGGCTACTCGTGTGGGTGCTGATGGATTGATTGAGAAAGGGCGGGAGAATCTTTTTACTTATTCTAATACATTTGATAATTCAGCTTGGACTTGG